AAATTCCCACCACCCCACCCCGCCAAACACTCCCCACCAAAACCGAACAAAACTGTGCATTTTGCACAAACTCCCGTTATACGTCAACATATACAAAACGGAGCGATATTTTTCGCAACTATTCTAACAACATTTTTAAAGATTTTTATTGACATTTGTGAGCGAATATGCTATAATATATATAGTGACAAGGTCACAAGCAACAACAGGAATTAGAATGGCTCTTCACCTTCTAATTAGTCTACGGACTATAAAATGCAACTACGATAATTTACAATAAAGGTGGTGGTAATTGATATGGCTTTTCATGTAACTGCAACTCACTATTATAAAGCTGACTTATTACAGTCTTTAAGTGGGTATAGTGACAGTAATTTATTCACCGGGGCTTCAAGTGATGTTGCGGATTTTATCAGTGGAATTGGAGCCGGTAACTTAAACCGAGTTAAGGTTGCTAATTTCACTAAGATCAAAGAGTTTTGGGACGTGAATGCTCAAACGGATATTCCGTCAGGTCAACCGACTTTAGGTTTTAAAGTTGACGTAATATTTGAACGTGCTGAATAGTAAAGGAGTGGTAAAAATGGCATTTCCTCAACCGGGAGAAGGTAATCGCTATTATACTGCATATGGTGTGTTAAAGAACTATTTAACTGTTGAACATGATTATACAATAGTTAACTATTCATTGCAGAACCAAGCAGTTGACAGGGTGCAAATATGGGTAGAAACTCCGAACGATGGTTTAATGAATTTTGTGTGCATTAAATTATCTCCTACTCAATTTCATATCTGGGGGTATAATACACGTTATCAGCTTGTATTGCAAACAGGTTATAATTTTGCTGATGTAAATACTCCGTCACCTTTAAATAGTGAGTTACCACAGTACACAAAAGCAGAAACTAATGAATGAAAGATAAGAGGTTAAGAAAATGGAAGATAAAGTATTTGATTTAAGTGTTAACAAAGAGGATACAGCAACGGTTTCAACGCAGCCGCAAACAACTGTAAACGATGATGACAGTAGTCTGATTGTAGACCTTACAAGCAGAACGATGCAATATTGTTCGATGATGGCTACCACAAGAGAAGAAAAAGCAAAGTTGTATAATGCGACTAATAATCCTGATTTCAGGCTTGCTGATATGATCAACATGAAGATTGAGTTAAAAGATGTTTATGTTGAAGCTGTACAGTGTATCAATAAAGAAACAGGAGCTATGAATACTTGCCCAAGAATAGTACTGATTGATAAAGATGGTGTCGGTTATCAGTGTGTTTCAATTGGAGTGTTTTCGGCTATTAAAAAAATGTTTGGAATATATGGAGAGCCTCAAGAGTGGGATGAACCTATTCCAATAATGGTAAAGCAGATCACCAAAGGAGAAAAGCAACTGCTTACTTTAAATGTAGTAATCGAATAAGAATAAGGGTAATGAGTGAAAAGGGTTTATCCCTTTTACTCTTATACCCGTATATATTGAGAGGTGTAAAACATGACTGCAAGAGGAATTGAATATGATCTTCCTAAATCTCCGTACACGTATGAAAAAGAAATACAAGGTAATGAAGTTAAGCTGTACTTTTCATCTGAATTTTATTGTAATAAATTCAAAGAGATAATGAATGATGGTGATGATATAGTATCGACCACACTTAGAATGAAATATAATGTGATCATAGATACTGAACTTTGCTATACATTAGCGATGTATAAGAGAATTGAAAAACGTGGTTTTTTCGTACAAATCAAACCGGTTGAAGCTGATTATGTATTTGAGTACAGGTCTATTGAGAACATACTAATGAAGGCGGTAATAGCATGAGTTTAAGGTATAGTAAACGTGACGAAAAAGAGATTAAGCAGCTCTTAAAGAAATTGAATGCTAAGGTTGGATATTATCAAAACAAACCTGATTATCAATTCAAAGAAGTACTGCTTCCTACAATGACGGTACAAGAGTTTAAAAAAGGGATCTCGGACAGGAAAGAGCTTAATAAACGTAAAAAAGAAATTAAGGATTTTTTGGCTAAGGATTTAAAGAATCCATATATGTATGTACCGACTAAGAGAGAAAAAGAGCGTGTTAAAAAAGCTATATCGGTATATAATAGGGCGGTTTCAGAGCTTGTTAAAGGGCAAAAAGGAGATGCTTTATTACCTGAGAAGATCAAGTATTCAGAGATGTCTAAAACAATCACTTCAAAAGCGAAGTTAAAAGAATTTATTAAACGTTATGAGGGGTTTAGTAAGCTTAAAGACAAGGGAGAGACTATAAAAACCAAGTCGGGATTAACGGTTAATAAATGGTTGTATGAGCAGACAAAAGCAGCAGTTGAAGAGGTTAATGCTGAGCGGCAAAAATTGAGAGAATTGTATGATAAGAGTGAAGCGTATAATGAAAAGGGTGAAAAAGTAACTAATGTAAGTCGGGAAAGGTTAAACGAAAATTTACGCGATATTAAAGTTGATGTAGAAGATTTTGAGAGTAAACAAACGTTTTCAAACTTTTATAAAGCTATGATGAAAAAAAGAAATGATGAAAACGCTAAGTACCAAGTAAGTTATTTAAGGGACAATTTCAGAACTGCTATTCAAGAATCTAATTTTAGTGCAGATAGCATAAGAGAAATATTGATGCAATTAAATAGTATGTCAGACGATCAATTTATAGAAAGGTATTATGCAAATCCAAATCTTCTTACACCTGATTTTATTTATGAGCAGTCCAAGCTGATGCAATTTACCACTACCGATGGAGCGATTGAAACGGAACACACAGCCGTTACAGCTATAATGGGAGCGTTGAGCTAAGAGGTGATATAATGTCAACTAAGATATGGGTAAGTGACTTTGAATGTAAAACTATAGCTCCAACTTGTGTTTGGCTATGGGGGAAAAAAGAGATATTAAGTCAACGTAAAGACAAAACAGACTTTTTATGGGGCACTGATTTGGACAGCTATATAGAAAGTTTTGATAAAGATTGTAAAAGTAATCACATAGTTTACACACATAACTTAAAATATGACGGTGGATTTGTATTAGATTGGCTATTTTGTCACGGATATACTTGGAAAGAAGAAATTCAAGAATGTGAAAAGCAAGATTTTACAACATTGATCACCGGAGATGGAACGATTTATGCAATAACGATAGTTTTTTCAAGAAGCAATGATGGTAAAAAAATAAGAAAGTTAACAATTTATGATAGTTTCAAGTTGTTTGAAATGTCGGTAAAAGAAATAGCAGAAACTTTTGAATTACCGATGAGTAAAGATACAATCGACTACGAACGGCATAATACAGAATGTGATATAACACAGGAAGAACTCGAATATTTAAGAACAGATATTGAAATTGTGGCTGCTGCATTAGAAATTTTTGCAGATAAAGTGACGTTAAAGACCACTATAGCAAGTTGCGCAATGAAAGATTACAAAAGTTTTCTTAAAGAAACAGGCGGTTTTAATAAGACAGAGATTGCATTTAGAACATTTTTTCCTAAATTGAAGCAAAATGTAGATAATGAATTGAGATGTGCATTTAAGGGTGGGTATTGTCGGTTGAATCCTGATTATATCAATAAAGATATTGAAGATGGGATAGAGATTGACTGTAATAATATGTATGGATACATATTACATGATAAGATGTTACCATATGGAGAGCCTAAGCGATTTGAGGGAATGTATGAAGAAGACGTGGTATATCCTTTATATATTCAGACTATGCTGCTAAGTTTTAAGCTAAAAGAAGATGGAGTTCCATTCTTGCAAGTCAAAGGATTTTGGGGAGGAAATAACTATCTTATAAATAGTATTTCACCTAAAAGCGATATTGATGAACCTATGTATATAACTTTGACCAATATGGAATTAGAAATGCTAATAGATAACTATGATGTAACAATATATCAATTCTGTGGTGGATATAAATTTAAGGCTACTGATAAATTATTTAAAGGATATATTGATTATTGGAATGAAGTAGCAGAAAAAGCAAGAGAAGAAAAGAACCAAGGATTGAAACACATTGCTAAAAAGATGATGGTTAGTCTTTTTGGTAAGTTTGGATTAAAGCCCACGGTAAGCAATAAGAGACCATTATATAATGAACAGGAAAAGAAAGTGGATTACCGGAACATAGAGTATGTCAGATGTAATCAATATGGAGAGCCTGTTGTAGATGCAAACGGTGAAGTAATGATGGTGGATAAGAAAGTAATAGAACCTATGTATTTACCGGTAGCGCTGTTTACAACTGCCTACGGCAGAGAGATCATAGTAAATGCTATTCAGAAGCTTGAACATGAAGCGGTTGTAAATCATACTAAGAGCCGATTTATATATTGCGATACTGACAGTTTACATTTAAAGGGGTTTGAGCTTCCAAGATTTTTACATTATGATAATACGGAAATGGGAAAATTTAAAATAGTAACACTTTTTGAAAAAGCAAGATTTTTGAGACCTAAAATGTATATAGAGCAAGAGTATTTGAAGGGTGAAGCTAAGGCGAAAGGACTTCCCACAGAATTTAAGTTCAAATTAAATGAATTAGGTGAAGTGGAGAAAAAAATTAAAGTAGCTGCTACAGGTTGGAGTGTTAACTACCGAGCTGATGTGAGTTATGAAGATTTCAAAGATGGGTGTGTGTTTAAAACTTTAAATTCTAAAACGGTTGAAGGCGGTGTGATCTTAGAAGAAAAAGAATTTGAATTAAGTGCGATTGGCGGTGGACTTGTGAAAAAGAAAAAATCAAAGAAAAAGGTTGACAAATCAAAAAAATAATGGTATAATAAAAATAGGAGAATATTCAATTAAGTTTTAAGTGGAGAAGATAACATACCAAGGTGAAGAGCCTGTTACCTTTTCTTTAGTCGTGGTTGATAGCTTTTAACAATTGTTTATTTTCTTATTTTTTTACCGTCGGGGGAAAAGCGAATACTATAGAAAAATAGTCCGTTTTTCCTCCAACAATTTAAAAATTTGAAAAAAGCTTAATTTTTTTGAGTTTCGTTACGGAAAAGTCGCACTCCTCCCATAATACATATATTATACACTAAAAGTCAAGTTATGTCAAGTGAAAAATATCAAAAACATGGTATAAATATCAAAAACATGGCATATTTTTTTAAAAGAGCAAGATAATACTAAAAAATAAGCAAGATAATACTAATTGTAACGGACGTAAATTTTAATGAGGTGATTTATATGACAGCAACAAAAAGACTTCAAGAAGCTCCTAACGTACGGATACTAAGCAGAGCTGAACAAATGCAGCTGATGAAACAAGATATAAAAGAGGAGATAAAAGAAGAAAAGCGTGAAGCAATGTTCTGGGATATTAACCCAAGTTTAACATATAACGCATTGTTCAACTTCATTATTGGCAACCGTGGCGGTGGTAAAACTTATGGTACAAAACAATACGTTATTAAACGATACCTTAAAACAGGCGAACAATTTGTATATGTGAGAAGATACAAAGATGAAACCAAGGACACCAAAACTTACTTTGCTGATATAGCAAATAAGTTTCCCGGACACGAATTCACTGTAAAGGGAAATGAATTTAGAATAGATGGTAAAGTAGCCGGTTATGCGATCACTTTGAGTACATCAAAGCTGAAAAAATCGGTTGCATATCCTAATGTAAGTACCATTATCTTTGATGAATTTATCATTGATAAAGGTTTTTATAGATACTTGCCTAATGAAGTGGAATACTTCCTTGATCTTTATGAAACCATTGCAAGAATGCGTGATAATGTGAGAGTTTACTTTCTGTCTAATGCGGTTACGGTTGCAAATCCGTATTTCATTTACTTCAAACTTAAAGTTCCTACCGGCTCAAAAAATATCATATGCAAAAATGATATTTTAATTGAAATGGTGAATAAAACGGAGTATATAGAAGCTAAAAAGAAAACACGTTTTGGCAGAATGATAGATGGCACAGCATACGGCAAGTATAGTATTGAAAATGAGTTTTTGCGTGATAACGATACTTTTGTTGAGAAGAAAACGGGAGAATGCTATTTTAAATTCTCTTTCAAGTTTAAAAGTCAAGTTTACGGTGTGTGGTTTAATTTTGACTTAGGAAACGTTTATATTTCCAATGATGTGGACAAGACGCAGCCGGTAAGATACGTTTTTACCAAGCAAGATCACGAACCTAATACTTTACTGATCACAAGTATAAATCGTAGTCAAGCCTTTAAGTTTGTAATGGAAAATTTCAAAATGGGCAATGTGCGTTTTGAAAGTATGGAGATCAAAAGTGCATTTTTAGATTTGGTAATGCTTTTTTCACATTTTAAATAATTTGGGTACAAATATCATGTCAGATATAAAATGCATTAAATGTACAAAAGTACTTGACAAATGTATGTGATTTGTGTTACAATAAGATAGAGTATACAAACCAATTTAATAATGAAAGTATGGTGATTATATTATGACAAGAGAAGAGTTTACTGAAAAGGCTGCTGCTATTCTTGATAACTTAGAAGATAGAGGGGCAGTAAGTACAATGCTTGATGAACTGCGTACAGCTTTTTATGAAGAAGTGGAAAACAGTGAAAAAGTTGAAGCCGAACGTGATGAACTCGAATCAAAAAACGCAGGATTGCAGCAGGCTAATATGGACTTGTTTTTAAAGCTCGGCAAACCGGCTACAGGTATGGACGAAGAAAATGAGCCTAAAGAGCCTGAAAGAAAAGAACCTGAACTTAAATTTGAAGAACTTTTTGATGAAAAAGGTGAATTAAAAGCGTGATCTTCTTACTGATCAGCTGATAAGAAAGGAATGTGAATATAATGCCTGATATTATCAATATTATGAATACGATAAGAGCTAATGCTACACCCTCTTATCAAGAACGTATTCCGGAAGCTACAAGGGATAATATAGCTGCTGTTGCTAATCCTTTGTTTACTTACTCGGTAACAATGAATGAATTTCTTCATGCATTGGTGAACAGAATAGGTTTAACGGTTGTTCGTAACAGAGACCTTAGAAATCCTCTTGCTGTACTAAAACAAGGTGATATGCCGTTAGGTAAAGATATAGAGGAAATCTGGACAAATCCGGCAGAAGCTGAAGCATTTAATCCTACTGCAACTACACTGCTTACACGTAAATTGTCTGACACAAAGGCTATTTTCCATAGACTTAACAGACAAGATAAATATAAAGTTTCTGTTAGTAATCCTCAGCTACGTCAAGCATTTGTATCTTGGGATACATTAGGTAACTTAGTTGACAGCATTATAAATTCTCTTTACAGTGGTAACTATCTTGATGAATTTATCTTGTGCAAAAATCTACTTGCAAGTGCCGTTGCAGATGATAAAATACAAACTCAAACGGTTGATGCTGTTACCGATGAAGCAAGTGCTAAAGCATTTATCACAGCTGCAAGAATGTACCATAGGAACTTTACGTTTCCAAGTTCAAATTATAACTCTTATACTCCCGCAGCGGGTGAAAAGCCTGTTATAACGTGGACACCGGAAGAAGATATAAGGTACATTATAAGAAGTGACATAGAAGCATTTACAGATGTAAACGTACTTGCAAGCGCTTTTAACATGAATAAGGCAGAGTTTTTAGGCAAAACGTTAGTTGTTGATGACTTTGGTACTGCAACTAATTGCATTGCCATGATGTTTGATAAATCCTATACACAGATTTACGATAATTACCGTGAAATGACAGAGTTTTATAACGGTGAAACACTTACATGGAACTACTACTATCATGTATGGCAGACTTACAGCGTTTCTACTCTTTGCAATGCTGTTGCATTCGTTACAGAATAAGAACCTCTATAAAATCTACTTTTAAAGGGGATTGCTTTTTTGCAGTTCCCTTTACTAAGCAGTTACCTTTACTAAAAGGAAGTGAAGATAATGCCGAATCCATTTGCGTATGAACCCGATACAGAAGTATACTTGTGTAATGTTCCTTTTGATATATCACAAAAAAATCAAATTATGCTTACTAATGGAAATGAATCGTATACAGTTGAAAAACAAAATGCTTTTTTTATGGATAGGGTATTATATTCCAGTAAGGATTTTACATTTCAACGTAAAGATTTGGTGATCCGCTATCCGTATAATGCAGATGTACTACGTGGAGTTGGCGTTAATTATTGCTTTTATCGTAATAAGCATTATTTTGCAGCCGGCTATCCTTATCGTGGGTGGGTATATTGTTTTATAACTGACATTGAGTTTCTAAACGAAAACGTATCTGCAATTCATATTAAAACAGATGTTTTTCAAACATATTTCTTTGATATGGAAATATTGCCGTCATTTATAGAACGTGAACATACTGTTACCGATGATCTATTCCAGCATACACTTCCCGAAAATATAGTGAATATAGAGTATACTTGTACTCGAAAAGAAAATTGGCATTCTGAATTTTATGCTACTACTTCAACTCAATTTGCACAAAACTATTGGTGCGGAATTTTAACAAGTGAGCCTATTCAGTATGCTGCCGAAACTCCCGGAACTCCCGATAATTTCATGGGCGGTATTCCTAACCCATGTTATTTTTACGGTGTGCCTTTAAACGAACTTAATTGGTTCATAGCGAGAGTTAATGAAGGCGGTCAAGGTAATGCAGTTATAGCCTGCGTGGCAGTTCCTAAATCTATTTGCAGATATACTGCTTTAAGCGGTGCCGGAGGTCATTCTCTTGGACTTTTGAGTGATCTATACTCTAATCTTACACCACCTGTTGGCAGACCTAATCAAGCTGCATGGGCTAATGTTGGCGGTACAATAGATGGATATACTCCAAAAAATAAAAAATGTTATTGCTATCCATATAATTATTTAGAACTTGATAACGGTGCAGGAAATAAAACGGTTATTAAGTATGAAAATTGTACTATTCAAGATTTGTCACAGTATGGATTGAATGGTAATATTCCTTTTCAAGAAGTACCTGTACTTTCTCAAAATCCTAATGTTACCGTAATTCCTATGGAATATGAGGGTGAATTTACTAATATGAAATACGCTATACAAAGCGCTAATTTCCCACCTTTACCTTGGAATTATGACAGCTTTAAAAATTGGTATGCACAAAACAGTAATTCCATTGTATTCGGTGCAATTCAGGATACTGTTGGACTTGGATTTAATCTTGCAAGCGGTAATGTGATGGGTGCATTCTCTACCGGAATGGGAATGGTAGGAAACTCAATGTCGATGCTTGATAGAATGAATATACCGCAAAGCACACAAAACCCGGTACTTGGAAATGTACTTGCTTATTCGGCAAATTCCGGACTTTATTACAAGCATATTTGCGCTAAAGCAGAATACATTAAAATCATTGATGACTACTTTACAAGATTTGGATATATGGTGAATGACACAAGAACCCCACGACTTATGAACCGACCAAATTTTGATTACATAAAGACAAGAGATATAAATATTAGATTTCAAAGAGGTCAAGGCGGACAGCAAATCAATAGTGGCATTCCTCAAAATGACATGATCGAATTAAAAGCAATATTTGATAACGGTGTTACTCTATGGCATAATATCAATACTTATGGTGATTATGCGGTAAATAATCAGCCGATTTAGAGAGGTGAAAGCAATGCAATTGTACAATTCAATGTCAAAGTCTGATCTTACACCTTATCCGATTTCAGATTTTGCCGATGCTGCTGTACTTAATAATCTTACTTATCAAGATTACTATAAAAGACTCAGGCTGCTTGCTCTCTCAATGTTTGAGTGGAATGATCTCCCCGATACAATGGACGGACGTTTTCTTGAAAAAGCTCTTTATTACTACGGACTTGCTTGCTTTTGTGATGATTGGAGAATGGGTTGGTTGTCTCTTAGATGTATACCGTCCAATGATTTAAACATTTATGAAGAAGCTACAAAGTATACAGCGTACAGCATTAACTATAGTCGAGAATATTATCGTGATGAGATTGTGCTTGTGCGTAATAACCTTGAAAGAATCCCTACGGATATGACAATAAGACTTTTTGCAAGACGGTTATATGAAGCAGAAAGAGCAATTGAAACGAACATTAAAGCACAAAAAACTCCGGTTCTTATCCGATGTGATGAAAAACAACGTTTGACATTAAGAAACGTATATCAAAAATATGACGGCAATGAACCTGTTATTTTCGGTGATAAAAGTCTTGATATAAGCGGTATTGATGTTCTTAAAACCGATGCACCTTTTGTAGCTAAGGAACTGGAACAATACAAACAAACCGTATGGAGTGAAGCCCTTTCATTTTTAGGAATCAATTCAACTCCATATGAAAAGAGTGAACGCCTTGTAAAAGATGAGGTAAATTCCAATAACCAAATGGTAATGATGAGTGCCGGTGTAATGCTTGCAACACGCAAAAAAGCGTGTGAGGAATTTAATAAGAAAACCGGTATGAATATTAGTGTCAGAATCAGAACTTATGAGGAATACAAAGACCTTATGATGTTCTTAACTCCTGATACGGAAATGGGACAAGAAGAAAATGCAGCACTTTCAGATTATATGTCAGACGGTAATGTAGAAAGGTTTAGGTGATCTTATGGCAACCTATACAGTTGAAGTTCGTGCTATGGTTGAAAATCACTTTGATCTCGGACTAAAAGATTATCCTATCTTTGACGAAAATTATCGTGGTGTACTTAATCAAAAGATACTGGAGCATTATTATTTCCGCGAAATTGGTTTTGAAACTGCGGCACTATTTAAATTTTATCTCAATCGTACCATGAATGAAATCATGCCGTACTATAACCAATTATATAAATCAGAACTTTTGGAATTTAACCCGTTTTATAATGTTGATCAAGTGACAACTGCTGATAAGCTGCTTAGTGGTAACCGGCAAGAACTTGGAAATACTAAAAACGGTGGTGAAACAACTACCACACAAGACTTGACTAATACTAATTCAACCACAAGTCAAGGTAATGCAAGCAGTAATACTGTAAATCATGATATAGAAAATTCCACTATGAATCAAAATCATAATCAAAAAGACGTGTTCTCTGACACTCCACAAGGACTGCTAAGAATCGGAAACATCTCTAATGAAATATATGCGAGTACTGCTGACTTTGAAGAAGATGAAACGAATAGAACCGATAACAAAGAGCATACTAATCACAATGATAATGTATCAAGTTCGACCGGTACTGTATTGTCAGACGGTAAACAGCAGGGCAGTATTACTAATAGCCAAAATACAAGCACAGATACTTCACATTCAGCACATCACAATGATATTGAAAATTACTTGAATCATGTGATCGGTAAATCTCCGGGTGAAACTTATTCGGAAATGCTGATTAAATATCGTGACACATTCTTAAATATTGATATGATGGTAATTGAAGAATTAAAAGACTTGTTTATGAATGTCTTTTAATCATTAAATATAAATGAGAATAAGTAAGACTATGCAAGTATAAAATAAGGAGTTGATTTCTATGAATCCTAATGCGCCTTTTAACGGTCATAAGCTACATTGGGAAAGCAGGGTGAAAGCCTACTGCGCTAAAGTGTTACCTTTAGTTTTTGATAATACTTTAAGCTACCTTGAATCGCTGCTGCATTTTTCCCACAAGTTGAATGAATGCATAGATGCTATCAATGCGCAAAATCTGAATATCATTGAGTTTACGCATATGGTAGAACTTGAAGTTAACCGTTTTGAAGATGCTGTTGAACTTCAATTAAAACAGTATGAAGAAGAATGGGAAACTTTTAAAACTCAAATGCAAGAAGCTTTTGATGCTTTTAAGGCTGAAATTGAAGCAGAATGGGAAGCAGAAAAAGCTCTAAATGAGCAATTCCGTGATAACATGACGGCTGCTTTTAACACGTTCAAGAATGAAGTTAACACGAATTTTGCTAATCTTCGTACACAGCTTATAGCCGACCTGAATACTTTCAAAACTAATCTTGAAGAACAGCAAGATGATTTTGAAGATCATATTCTTGACCTGCAAACAGCATTTGAATCAAGAGAACAGGCAGCTCGTGTTGCTTATCAGAATAACTTGAATAATCTGTTTGAGCAATGGAAAGTTAATACCCTTAGCGCTTTTGATACAGCTATTCATAACTGGGAAACTGAAACAAGATCAGAGCTTGAAAGTTACTTTAATCTTTACATTCAGCAGGAAATTTCCGGCAGAATTGCAAGTATTCAGTCACAAATATCTGACGTAAGTCATAACTTAGGACTTGAAAGAACTGCAAGAATAGAAGCAGATGCAGCACTTCAAAGTCAAATCAATCAGCTTACACCCGAAGGCAGTATTAAAGCCGATACACCCGACAGTGATGGATATTCACAGCTTTATGTTATAGACCCGGTAACACATGAACGTGAAAATCTTTTCCCGAAACTCAAAACAATTGAAGATGACAGAGTCTATTTCAATTCATATACGCTTGATAATCTTGACTGCTTGACTACACAAAACAGCAACATTACACGTTCAATCAAAACTAATCGTGGCGAAATCTGGAGCATTACAAGTACTTTGGCACAAGGAGAACAAATACTCAAAAATGCTATCTGTATTCCACGTCAACTTTTCCCACTAAGTGACCCACTCAATACCTTAGCTTTACTTGATATTGAACTTTCTCCGATCGCTAACGGCACACACAGTTTCTTTGTGGATATATACCATGTAGCCACAAGCAGTGATGATACTGATAAGGTACATTTTGCAACTTTTGATAATATAGAGTACTTGGTAATTCCTATCAAGATATTTACTACAGTGCCCACAAGCGGTGCAGGATTCCTTAAAGTTACTGTCTCAAGATACTTAGGCGGTTCAAGTATCGGTGGCGGTGGTGGCGGTAGTTCCGTAACGGTGGACAGTGACCTGTCTACTACTTCGACTAATCCGGTACAAAATAGAGTTATTACAAACCGTTTGAATTCTATGCCTACAAATACTGAAATGCAAGCTGCACTTACTCAGAAGGCAGACAGCTCCACAGTATCAGCACTTGCAGCAGAAGTAAACCAAAAGGCAAATACAAGTACAGTACAAGCACTGGAAACCGCAGTTGGAAACAAAATATCATATAATGATATACAGTATACTGTTAATCCTAATACCAATCTTCCCGTTTCGAGTGCAGTTCTCGCAAGTACATTTGATAACAAGGTAAACAAAACAGACTATGCAACTGAAACTGCTTACGGATTAGTTAAGGTTGATGAACTTGTTAACCGTAATTCTTATAATCCTCTTGCTAATGCAGCAATCGCACAAGCTCTTGATGGTAAAATAGGTAAGTCTGACCTTGTTGATGCTATCTATGCAGACGCTCCGGACAGTGACGGTAACTCACAGCTTTACAAGTACAATCTCAATACGGAAACAAGAACTAATGTTTTACCAAAGGTTGATCTTACCTCTTTATTTGGTACTCCGCTGCTTCCAAGTATGAATCCGGCTTGGGGTGATGATGTAGTTATATGTCAATATACCGGTAGTTTACCTTCCACAACGTTATATTCTCCATTAACCATTTGTGGAAATATATTTAAATCGCCGATAGCAGCTTCCAATATTGTTTTTACTTATTTTATTAGAGCTGATAAGGTTAATGGTTTTGATAACACAAGAACATTTGATGAAAATTATAGTTATGAATTATTTAATAACCATATTTTCATTTTAGTCCCTCCATACATTACAAATGGTACACCCACAAATCCACCATCAACATCTTTAAGCATCTTAACGCCGTTGACTATAGAAAATGTTAAATATTTACGTTTTCAGCACCATAAGAGCAATTCGGCCTTCTCAAATTCAATACTTATTACAACCGTGTAAAAGCTTTAATTCCCCTCTGATGAGGGGATTTTTTTTGAAAAAAATTTGAAAAAATTTCAAAAAGCTATTGACAAATCACTTGACTTGTGATATAATATTAGTATAATAGGAGGAGGTGCGCTCTATAAATTTAAGTACCCCGAAAACTGAAACACCTCTGAATTTGATTCACAGTTATAAATTTTAATTAAATCCCCTCTGACAGGGGATTTTTTCTCTATATTACGTTCCTTGTGTCTATCTTTTCAACTCTCACAAACTCTATATCTCCATACAGCTTTTTCATATCCTCAATCTGCTGTAACAAGTCAATTAGTTCACTTAAACTTTTAACCCTCTCTTTTCTTCTCCTTACTACTAAATCCGGCTCCAATACGTTGCAAATCACTTCATAATATATCATTTTTCCACCTCTTTATTTAATGCCCTCTATTTGCCATTATTTTGCCCTGTATGGCACGTCACAGCTTTAGGCAATATAATTATACCCTATTCCGTAACGTGCAATACAAGGCATTCTAATGCGTTCTCAGCGGTGCTTTAAGCACTTAAAACTATTACCGCTATTTCAATTATAAATCCTATCAATATTATCTCTAACATTTTCGCCTGTCGCCCTTTCTTTAATCGTGGTTGATTTCTTTTTTATCCGTCTACGCTTCCGTATCCGCTGCCGATTCCGCTGCCGTCTCCGCTGCCGATTCCGCTGCCGTCTCCGCTGCCGTCTCCGCTGCCGTCTCCATATCCGTATCCGCTGCCGATTCCGCTGCCGATTCCGCTTCCGCCTCCGCTGCCGATTCCGCTTCCGCCTCCGCTGCCGATTCCGCTTCCGATTCCGTCTCTAAATTCATTAACATTCATATACTTTTACCTCTTTTATAATCTTCTCCGCTTCTTGCGTACACGGTATGATTTCAATTGCTTCTGTTAGTATAATTTCCGGAACTTCTACAGAAAACTTGCAACCGTTCGGATCGCTAACCCCGTTTACTGCTATTTCTGACAATGTGAAAGCTCCTGACCATTTCCACAATCTTCTAGCATCGATTAATGTGACCTCTGTCCCGTTTCGCTCTTTTACATACCCTGTATGTACTCCGGCTGAATATGTACGTATTACACAATACTTAAGCCCTTCACTGTTTACCGCCATTTTTACTTCATTCATTTTTTATACCATCCTTTTTATTAAAATATGCGTTTTACGTTCGCCAACGTGGAAGGCAGTTTAGAGTTGTGCCCGGAACTTATTATATTACTGTATTAAGCTTTTTTAAGTGCCTCTATTGCTTCAAATACATCATTTTCCCAACTATCACTGCT